CATTTTCATTTGCCTTGAGCATACCATTCAACCAGCTGGTAAAGTTATTCCATTCTTTATCAGTCCAATCCTTAGTTGGATGATAAGGTACTTCTAGTACATCACTTGATTCCATCTTGTTGTTCTTCCCAGGTAGTAAAAAAGTTTTTCATTTTTGTTTCTTTGTCCCATTCAGAACCATAGTTATTGTCTTTGTCACACAATTCTAATGCTTCCTTCTTAGATACAGTACGGTGACTGATAATCTGTTCACCAATATGTTCTTGGCTAAACTCTTTGGCTTCTTCCATCGTCACAGTATCTAATGCCCATAGAGTTTTACCTTTAGGCACTTCAACCATATAGCGTTGACGGAATGTGCTAATGCATTCTACCAATACCCACTCAGTCTCTTCGGATTCTTTCTTACTGACACTGTATGATCCGTCTTTATTGTCTTTCCATTTCAAAACATCACCAATTTCAAAGCCCTGTGATTCCATCAAATCATCTGGCAATGGTAATATCAAGTCACCTGTTTCTGAATCTTCTTGCAATGTTGCAATCCAAGAGTTATCACCTGTCTTGACCCAATTTGGTTCAAGATTGCTAGGTTCAATTTTTGATTGACTTTTCTTTTTTCCCATGATATTCCTTAATTAAAAATGTTACTTACTACTAAAACGATACCGAACAAACTAGCTATAACCAATGATCCTTGAAACATCAGAAACGACCATACATTGGTTGTATATAATGAACGCCAAATTGATTTAACTGCTGACATAAAATGTAAAATCCGTAGTTGTAATGTTAACACAAAAAGCCTTTGTTGTACAGTCATATTAATTTGGAACTAATGCTTGTTTATAGCAATTGCAATATGGGTCAAGTACATACTGCAAGTGATATCCAACTGGAGGATATGTTTGTTGTACGATTACAGGTTGCTGTACGATTATAGGTTCTGGTTGTCTGTTTTGATTTGCAATTAGTATTCCAGCAATACCACCAATGACCAATGGTGCTACCCAATTATCATTGTCACGATAAATTACAGTAGGCGCACGATGTTGATTATGCCAACGTGGTCCACATGCGGGATGTCTATGGTCAATACCCGAACGGCAATCTATATCGGCAAATGATGCTGTACTAAATGCTAATGCTGCTACAACCAAAGTAAATTTTTTCATACAATAATCTCCTATATGTATATAACGCCTTAGACTACGGTTTCGTTGACAATCAATTCACGCAATAGTTCTTCAATCATCTTGTTCAATGTGATATCACGCTTATGTGCTTCCATAGTCAACTTCAATAATGTATCGTTATCCAATTCAACGGGCACTTGAATGCGAGTATCAAAAGTTTCTCCAGCAAACATCTTAGATGCCTTCTCAATGAAATCTTCTTCAGTTTCTAAGTCAACCCAATTAGTGTCATCCCATGCTTGGTTGAAAGCAACATTACGATCCTTTGCCTCAGTACTATGCGACACCCGATAGTCTGTGTCAATATAACGATAGGGCTTTGGTTCATGTTCAGCAGTTCCCCAAGCACCAAAAGCCGGGCTAACATTCACTTCATACACTCTTTGAGTTACTGTATCAAAAATCACATATCCATGTGCATATTTGCTAGTGTAGTCAATAGACCATGTGTTAGAACCATAACAGTCCCAACCATACTCACTTCCACCAGTGATTTTATGATTAAATGTATTGTTAATTTCACTTAGTTGCATTTTCTATTCCTTTGTAATGTTCAATGATAGGTTCAATATTGTTATTATATATCTGTTCCATCGTTTTGTAAAGCATTTTGGCATCCTTTGTTGTCATGCCACTTGTCCAACTTGGTTCACCTTCTTGTTTGCGTAACCCATAATCATGTCTATATGTATAGCACATGCTGGTGATAATTTCTTCTTTAGTTTTCATAGTTGTTACTTAGTTGCCCATCGTTTATCTGACTGACTATTGCAATGGATGCAGAAGCGAGTTTGTGAGACAAATATTGAATGCGATTGTTGTACTGGTTCACTCCACTTTGTCCAAGTATGTAAATTAAATCGACACCAAAAACTTGTCACGGCTGGTGGCAATTCTTGTAATGTGCGCCAAGTGTTAATCTTTTCGTTCATAGTTTAAGTAGTGCCCACAGTGTGGTCTTTTCTAAATCACTTTCAAATTCTGGATATACTGTTTTCAATTCATAATCATAGATTGTTTGATAACCTTTACCTTGTTTTTCACGAACCAATTTATCTAGGTCCCACCCTTCTTGATCCATTTTAGTTTGTAGTTTCTTACCACGACGGCCCCAGAAGATTAATACTTTTGGACGGATCTTAGTTCTATCTTCCATGTAGATAGCACCCCACACTTTGTCAGAGCCATCACTATTTTTCCAACCAATAAATTTATAGTCAATCATGTTATACTTTTCTTAAAGATAAGACATACAAAAATACCAAAAACAAAACCTGATGTCCAAACAACAGGAACCCAAATTAAATAATCAATCATTCTTCAATCTCTATCGGTTGATCAGGGATGTTTTCTGTATCACCGTCTTGAGCAAACACAAATCCTAAACCTAACATTATTTTTTCTTCGGCTTGAGTGCAGCGAGGACGGAATATAAACAGTCGCAAAGTAAGATTATCTTTGCTATAGTAAACCCTATACCTAATTTTTTCTTCACCTAGAATCTTAGCAAGTTCCTGAAATGTAAAACTTTCAGGCCAATCTTCTTTTACACTAGACCTAGTCTTTTCATAATAGAAATCTTGCATACGATGTATGTTGGAACCTTTACCCCAAAATAAGTTTTGCTCACACCATGCAATCTTTCGGTCAAGCATTTCAATAGTGATTTCGTTACTCATTCTTCAACTCCGAAATGTTCTTTCAAATCTTTAGCACAATCTAGGATAGATTCTTTGATCGCAAACCCAGTCATATCACCCCACCCATTTGCCTTTGATGTTACCCTGTCAACACATTCCCGAACAATCAACTCGGCGAACTTTTGCATTACGATATCATAATACCCTTTGCCCTGAGAGTCAAGTACTTCATCAGCGGAGGATTCAGCCTGAATCAGAAGTTCTTTAATTCGTTCGTTCATTGTGCTACCCATTTTGGTTTTGCTCTACCGCTAGAAAAGTGATTGATCCAATCCTTAACTAACTTGATATCAGCCTCAGAATGTCCTTCTGCTTTCATCTTTGCCTCTACTTCAGCAAAACGAATATTATGATACAATTTTGCCTGCTTACGAATAAGCATGGCATATTTGTATGCGTCATTGATAGTCATTATTTAACTCCGAAAGTGTTCAATGCTGGTTGCAATGTGTTAATCAATAGTGTCTCACGCTCATGTGCGGGACGCTTGCCACGCACAATCTCAATCACACCGAATACGAAACGCTCGGCACCATGTTCACGCAATGCACGAGACAAACCCCAATTCTTGTTTTCAGTCAAGGCCCGTTGCATATGCTTTTGCATACGACGGCGCAATGTCAGAAACGCATTGCCTTTGTATGACAATGCAGTAAGACCAATATAGTACTCTTGCGTAACTACATCTTGAATGTAGTATATCACTTGATTACGATCTGTTCTACGCTTACGGGCGATTTTCGAATTCATAAGTGTATTATATACCCGAATCCATTTAATGTCAACCGTGGGTTTCTAGCAAGGCCGAGACGAATTCCGTGTCGCTATCCCCTAGGTCTTTATCTGTTGTAAAAACGCAACAGTTTCCGAACTTGGCCAGTCTACGTCCAGCGTCATCATTGTCACAAACTGCGACAACCCGACGATTCAGACAGGTTAACCAGTTACGCAGGTCGCTATTGGGGTTGTTAGATAGCACGGCCAACGCACTAAATCCACGCTCAGTCAACCGGGCCGCATCAAACACCCCCTCACACACAAACACGACTCTGGGGCTTAAATAGAGACTTTCCACCCCCCAGACAGTCTGCGTGGGCTGATTTCGGTATGTGAAATACTTGCCCTCTTTGGGATTATTCTGTGGTTTTTTCTCGCCCGAGGGGCGATATTGCTGATACCCGACCAGTTGCCCGCTCAGATTCCACAAATAAAAAGTTGCAACACCTTCTGCATCATCAAGCACGGGCCTGTGAAGTTCCAAATCTAAGTGACGAGATTTCAGGTGTTCTTTCAGCATACCCATAGTATACACCCAAACTCATTTATTGTCAACCGTTATTTTCGGGTGTTTCTTTGTGTGATTCTGTCAGATACTCATAATTAGTAGTATCTATGTTTTCCCTAAAAACAATAGCCCCGTTCTTAAGATGAAACCTACGGGCTAAGTTAGTCTTAGGGCTTAATGTTACAAATCTTGTAACGCTAGGGTATTGTGCTTGAATTCCTTTTACCGCTTGAATCAATAATTCAGCGCCTTTGCCGCTTTTGTAACTCCAAATAGTATAGAATATTGCCGTTGTGGGCACTTGAGCAGTTTTCTTCAAATCTTCAATACCTTCAGGAACAAAGTCATGGAAGCTAACGCATACCATTGCCTCTGGTTGTTGTTCTTCATCAGTTAGTGCGGCAACAACCCGACCATCACTTACTCTAAAATCTGTAGGTATCTCAGGACGCACAGGATCGTCTTTGATAAAACTTAATAATGTGTGTGAAAGGTCTGTAATGAATTGAAACATGATAATGTTATTTATGCGTATATTATGAAAACACAAATTTTAGCCATAAAAATAGGACCCTGAGGTCCTATTTTCTTTTAGCGACTATTACATCGTTGGCCCATTGCCATTACGAAATCCAACTGAACCACCTTCTTCGGTGATGCGTTTGATAACATCTTCAAATAGTATAGGTTTAAAGTCAGTTTGTTCAACACAAACACAATGATAACGAGTATCAACTACTCCGTCACTCATTACTCTACCTGAATGTAAGTGACCATGAATGTTAACACCAAATCGACCTAACGATTCGGTATGAATTGGGATATGACTTAAAATCATTCCGTTCATAACATGATATGCTCTTAATTCTCTAAAGTACTTACGATATTCATCATCAGGGAAGATATCGTGATTACCACGAATTAAAACCTTATCACCGTTTAAGCGAGCCATTGTTGGTAATGCTTTGCGATTGATAACCACATCACCTAAGTGATATACTTTATCAGTTGGTCGCACAGTTTCGTTCCAACGTTTGACCATTGCTTCATCCATTTCAGCCGGATCAGTCCATGGGCGAATCTTTGTCACTCCATCTGATTCTGTGAACTTACACACTCCGGCGTGACCAAAGTGTGTATCACTAACTAAAAATACTGCTGGCATATTGTGCCTCCTTTAATCAATTTGTCTAAAATTTCGCCAATCATCAATGTTTGGCTTTTCATTTTCATCGTATGTCCAACCTAATGCTTTCATCATACGATGCTTAACTAATAAGTTAGGGCTACGGAATCTTCCTGTATCATCAAATCCTAACATAACACCAACTTCACAAACTGCACCACTACGACAAACACCCGCGTAACAATGAACCACGACATTCATTTTATTAGCTAATGCATGTTGCAATAGTCGAACCAATTCATTTGCTTGTTCCTGACTACAACGCATCTCCTCATCATCTGCATAGTCATGCAATTCAATATCTAAAAATTCAAAGTTATGTTGTTCTTTGAATTTATGTGCAGGGGTAGGACGCCAGCTTGCAGGATCAGTAATACTTATCAGCATACTATTCTCCCCAGCCTCATGATGGAAGCGAATTGGGATATCACTTGCTGCTACATTTTCAATCCAGGGCATATTATTTCCTTGTTCTTCCAATACGACTTGCCTTGTTCCAAGTGTATGCTACTCCGTCAGGAGTCTTGCCATCAACTACACTATCAACACCGAATCGTCCTACAAATTCCATTCCGTCTGAGCCACGAATAGTTACAAACTGTCCGTACGCCTTTGCTGTTTCCATTGCACTGTTTAACGACAAACAGGTAGCAAGGGGAAACCCTTCTTTTGTTATTACCTTATACACTATGCTATCATCCAATCTATGTCATCTTCTACTTGTATACTTTCATCACCGTCGTATTCTACTACACGGAATTTTTTACCTTCTTCTATCCATTCTACTTGTAAATTACTCATACCACCTGTATATATCTCAGGGTACTTCAATTCTACATAAGTA